CGGCGGCGGTGGCGGCCGTTGGTGCTGTTCACAAATGGTCCATCATGGATTATGGGAAAAAGCTCAACAGTTTGCTCGTTTAACAGTGTGGTCTAGTAAGCAACCTAATTGGTGGCGTTCTGGATATAATGTTTGGGGTAAAGTAGTTGCAAAACATTTATTAAATAAAAAAGGTTTTTGGACAGATGTCATGCAGGCTTTCTATGATAACCATGTTAGAAAACAAAAAAGAACTTTAAAATCTACATTAGCAGATATAATTATATATCCAGGTAGCTTTGTTTGTGGTTTATTTTCTAAAGAAATACCTGTAAAACCAAGATTAGCTAGTAAAGAGGAATTAAGATAATGATAAAAGAAACTTTAATGCAAAGAATACAAAGTCTGACTGCAGAAGACATGCAGATATTAGATGATGTATTAACTCCATCAGTTAGTAATGTGTTAAACAAAATTGTTCCAGAAATAGAACCTTTGTTAACTGAGTTTACTCAAGATGAGGAAAGACAAAATTTTGCTGTAGGTGGACCAATTGATTTTTCTGAAAGAGCAAAACAATCACAAGCAGATTTTATAGCAAGACAGCCAGGAGCTACACCACCTCCGACTCAAACTCCATTTACAACAACACCAGCTGCATCATTTAATTTTGGTGAATCTAATCCAGGTGAAATTATAGATTTTAGAGCGGGCACTAATCAAAATACAACTACAAATCCAGGGACTGTTATTGATCCTTCAACAGGATTAGCTAACTTTGGAGCGGGTGCTATTAATTCAAATCGTGACCCATTTAATGCAGAGGGTTCAACAGCTGTACCTGCTGGAATGTCATCAGAACCTTTTGATATGTCTAAATATCAGGGTGGTACATTTACAGGCGGTATGGAAGACTCAAGAAATATAGCCCTTGGAAATTTAGCAGAACTAGGAGTTGATGTTAGTAAATACAGAACTATGTCAGCTAAAAAAGATCCTAACGCTCCGACATTTAAAGGTTATACAAATATGGAAATTATGATGATGACTCCAGAAGAGGCTAAACAAAAACTTGGTTTTGATCCAAGTGTTGAAGGTGCAAACGCTGAGTTTGAAGAATTTATAAAATCAGAATTTGACAGAACAGGTCCTATGGCAATAGGTCCAAGTGGTCCTGCAGGAGTAAGAACTGAATTTAAAAATCAAGATGAACTCGCAGAGATTTTAAACAGAGCTATTCCATATTATATGCGAACCGCTAGAGACCTTGGTGAAAATTACACTTTACAAGAAATGTTAGCGATGACTGATGAAGAACTTGCAGCGCTAGATGATAGATATGATAAAAAAATGGGTTATGGTAAATATGCTAAAAGACCAGCTAATACTCAAACAGGTTCTACAGATAAATCACAAGTTCAAGAAACGATGGAATATTACAGCGGTAATATTCAACCACAAGGTACAGGAATTGGTTTAGGTTCTCAATACTCAACAGGTGGTAGAGTTGGTTTTAGATATGGTGGTGACGATGCTAGAATCAAAAAATATATGAAGACTAGTTACAGAGATCCATTTGGAAAACTATCTAATGTAGACAAAAGAAGATTTGATGCATTCAATAAATTAGTTTTAGGTAAAGGTAGAAAAATGATTTCTACTGATAAAAAGAAAAAAAGAAATCTTTTAACTTTAAACGAACAAGCTAGAGCAAAAGCATTACAAAGATTAAACATTCTGAAAAAATTATACGGGAGAGGTTAATGTTTAGAACACCTCTTATTGATATCTATACAGAAAAAAGAAGACGAGATAAATTTGCTATCGGCGGTGGTGCATTTGTTGGTAAAGATTTAGGAACAAGAGAAGGTTTTGAAAACACAGCTAATTTAAACAGGCAACAAGATTCAATAACATCTTTTATAGATAATTTTGGAGAAACTACTTTAGATAATATTACACAAGAAAAATTTGGTGTAGATTTTAGAGAGTTAGCTACTCAGGAAGATCCTTCAGGAAGATACAAGAATTTTAAAAAACGTCTTTTAAAATTTAAAGATTTTATAAAAGAAAATGATCGTATGCCTACAGAAAGTGAGGCTAGAAAATTGGGCAGAGTTCAAAGGGATAAAACGATTGCAGAAACAACAGGAGAAGTAACAGAAATTGATATTAGAAATAAATTAATAAAACTTAATAAACCTGCTGAAACATTTAAAGGTAAAGTTATTTTTGCTGATTCAAGCATTCAAGATGATTTTGAAGCCGAATTAAGAAAAAGATATTCTAATCCAAGAACTTCTGGTGCTGCAAAATCAGCAGGTGTATTAAACAATAAAGAGTTATATGAAAAATATTTAAAACCGGCAGGTTATTCTGAATCTTCAGTTAGAACCATAGTTGATGATTATAAAAAATCATTAAACTTAGATTTTAAAGAATTAACATTAGCAGAAAAAGAATCTAAAAAAATTGAAAGAGAAATATTAGATAGAATTGTTACAGGTGGAAGAAGAATAAGTGGTACACAAAAAAACCCAGCTCACCATATGTTTCCATTAGGAGATGAAGTATTAGCAAAAACAAACGAGTTTACAGTTATTCCTGCTAGCATTAATGGTAAAATAGCTCAAGGAAATAAAGACTTAAAAATTCTTGTTTTAGAAAGAGCAGATATTTTAAATAAAGCTTACAGTGCAGGTGCTGGTGTAAACATAAAAGAGTTAGAGAGACAATTAAATGAAGTAAATAAAAAAGCAGAAAAAGTAATTAAAAATCATTATGAAAAATATCCAGAACATGAAGGTTTATTAAATTGGAAAAAATTAGATATTCAATTAGATGACCTAGGTGGATTACAAGACGTTCGTCAAGTTGGGACCATAGGCGGTGATTACACTAGATGGACATTACCAAATATAGATAAAACTATTTTAAATAAAAATATTGCAAATCTTTCTCAAGATGAATTAGCTAATTTTAGAAACGCTGTAAAACAAGTTGGTCTTTATAAAGAAGGGTTGTTAAGCACGGCAGATAAATTAGATAGACCAGAGAAAAGAATTATAGATGATATGTATAAAAATTTTAATGAAAGAAATAAAAAAGTTTCTACACCTGATCCCCGAGCTGGCTTTATTAGCACTGATCTTTTAAAAGATGTAGGAAAAGGTGCAGGTAAACTTTTAACAGCAGCTGGAACACCTTTAGGTGTTGTAGGTATAACCGCCGGTGTTGGCATAGATCCAACTTCTGCAATAGATAGAGCTACATTGGGAGCAGAAGCAGCTTTAGCTCCATCACTTGTTAAAGGCACAAGTCAACTTACAAAGAATGCATTATTGCAAAGATTATTTAATTTAGGTTTATCACCTCAAGCCGCGATGCGTGTTGCTAGAATCGCGTCACCACTTGGAATAGCATCATTAGGTGGAGAGGCTTTGTATCAATATGGTAAGTTTGTAAAAGACGAACTTGAAAGAATTGAGAATATGACTCCTGAAGAAAGAGAAGCATATAACATAGAACAAGAAGAACAAATGGGTATAGCCGCAGCAGATGGTGGGTTAATAACTCGTGAAGCTTTTAAAGATGGGTTCGATCCTAAGAAAAGAAAGACAATGAAAATATTAGGTGGACTTGCATCTATTCCAGTTCTTGGAAAATACTTAAAAATTTTAGGACCACTTGCACCGGCAGTTACTGAAACAGTTAAGAGAGGTGCAGACGCTATGCCTGATTTTATTTTCGATCTTATTAATAAAGTTAAAGCAAAAGCTGAAGCAACAGGAATGAAATATTTTACAGGTAAAAGTTCAGATGAATTTGCAGATGTTTATCAAGCAGATGGTTTTGTCGTTACAGAACAAGGCAATAAAATAACTATTAGAAAAAGAATTGATGATGGTGAGATGTTAGATAAAGACATGGAAATGGAAATAGAATATGACCCTGAAGTTGGAGCTTATGAGTATCGTGAAGCAACAGCTAGGCCCGATGCTGAAGGCAAGTTAAAAGATGTTGAAGAATACATAGAAGACGTAGATTTAGAGGAAATGAAAAAATACACTTATGACGAATAAATATCCTAAAGTACACTTATTACCACCTAAATCTGGTCCTCAACCACAAGGCTTGAATTTAAAATATAACAATGTTAAAATAGTCCGATTGGAGAAAATAAATGGCAGAAATAGACAAAGCGCTACCAAACGTAGATGAAACTATTGAAGTAGTACAAGATGAAATGGTTCAAGAAATATCTGAACCAGAAAACAGATCAGGATCCTCAGAAGTTATTGAAAACGAAGATGGATCTGTAGATATTAATTACGGTGAAGACCAAAACTTACCGCCTCCAACAGATCACAACGCAAACTTAGCAGATTATTTAGACGAAACAGAATCTGGTAGATTAAGCGCATCATTAATAGAAAACTATAGAGATTACAAAGCATCAAGAAAAGATTGGGAACATACGTACACAACTGGACTTGATCTATTAGGATTTAAATATGAAAAAAAATCAGAACCGTTTCAAGGTGCCTCGGGCGCGACTCACCCGGTTTTGGCTGAAGCTGTTACACAGTTTCAGGCTCTCGCTTATAAAGAGTTACTCCCGGCTAATGGACCAATAAGAACACAAATTTTAGGAATACAAACTCCTCAAAAAATTCAACAAGCAAACAGAGTAAAAGAATTTATGAATTTTCAAATCATGGATCAAATGAAGGAGTATGAACCTGAATTTGATTCTATGTTATTTCATCTTCCACTAGCTGGATCAACTTTTAAAAAAGTTTACTATGATGATTTATTAGGACGAGCTGTTTCTAAGTTCGTCCCTGCGGACGATTTAGTGGTTCCGTATTCTGCTACCTCATTAGAAGATGCGGAAGCTATCGTTCACGTAATTAAAATTACAGCGAATGATTTGAGAAAACAACAGGTCATGGGTTTCTACAAAGACGTAGAAATACCCCAACCTGGACAAGCACATGAAACAGAAATTGAAAAGAAAGAACATGAACTAGAAGGAATGAAAAAAACAGGTAAGAACGAAGACTTACATACACTATTAGAGTTTCACATTGATTTAGATTTAGATGGATTTGAAGATATGGGACAAGATGGTGAACCGTCAGGAATTAAATTACCTTACATTGTAACAATAGAAGAGGATTCAAAAACAATTTTATCGATAAGAAGAAATTACGAACAAAACGACCCATTAAAAAGAAAAGTAAATTACTTTGTACACTTTAAATTTTTACCAGGACTAGGTTTTTATGGTTTTGGTTTGATTCACATGATTGGTGGATTATCAAGAACAGCAACAGCTGCCTTAAGATCTTTGTTAGATGCAGGAACGTTATCAAATTTACCTGCAGGATTTAAACAAAGAGGAATAAGAATTAGAGATGATGCACAATCAATTCAACCAGGAGAATTTAGAGATGTAGATGCGCCAGGCGGAAGTATTAGAGATGCGTTTATGATG